CATACCAAATCTTATCTTTTGTATTGTAGATAATAGCATCAGTACATTCTGTATTTGTGCCACGTGGATAGAAGAACCAGATCTCATTGTATCTTGGTACTTTTGTAGCCCATACTTTTTGGCGTTGAGTATAATTTAAATTATTAAATAGCCAGTTTACATTCTTATCATTTGGTAATACTTGAACAACACCATTGTATACATAGAATCGGTCAACACCCATCCAGTAATAAGCGCCATCCATTTCAACTACGGCGCTGGATGACATAATGGATATCTCACTTGACACAATGTCGTACTGCCAATATGTAGGTGGATTATTAACAAATGACACACGAATCAAACTATCAGTCGCCCAGAATAATCCTGAAGGAGCTACTGTACCGCCACGAACTGGCATACCTTTTACTATTTTACCAGCGGCTAAGTTGACCTGATTGGCAAGTGGGCCATTCCAGTCTGTGAGTACTTGATTATTATAGACAGAACTTACATGGTTATTAGCAATGTATCCGTTCTCGCCATAAACAAATATAAATGGGTGAAGCACACAAACTCCACCATTTACTGAAATAGGTTGAAATGTAGGGGATGTTCCGCTTGTATCAGCAAGAACAGTAAATGTCCATTGATTAGATGAATTAGGTACAGTGGATCCAACATAGACTGGTGATGGAGTACCGTTATCAATGTTAGCTAAGTTAAGACCGGGGTGGGCTAATAGATTTAATGTGCCACCTTGTACACTATATTGATAGTCAAATTGCCACAATAAATTTGCGCTTGGCGCAAAACTAACGTTATCTAACCACACATTTGAGACAGAATTTGCGCCTCCCGCAATAGGCGTTGTTAGCGTGACTGTAGTTGTATTAGATACGTTATTGTAAGAGCTTGTAGAAACACTGTATGTGACTGGATTAGTATTTTGATTAAAAATAACTGTAGCACCAGTATTAAATACAGAAGTTAAACTTTGAGCATTACCATTGGAAGCTGTATAAGATATGGTAAATGTATTTGAGGTATTATTTGCAACAGTAAATTTTGAATACCCTGCCTCTAATAATGCATTAAACGGACCCGCACCAGATCCAAAGTTTTGTCCTGTTGCAAAAACATCTAAACCATTTTGGTTTCCTGCAAAAACATAGTTAACTCCATTATAGGAGTTCATTACCATGCCACGAGGCACACCATTAAATGTAGCAAAAAGCTGAGTATAACCACCTATTTTTTTAGGGCGGCCACGTTGGAATCTATTCCAAACGCCATCAGTACATTCTTTAGATTCAAATATAGTACCGTCTCGTTTGACACCCGGATCAACAACTAATGTATAAACTTGACTATACTGTTGAGGTGCCTGAGCTTGTTGTTGCTGTTGATCAGCCACTTAGAATACTCCGCCAGTAATTCCGCCTACTGCTGTTAATGTTCCAGTAGCTGTTACTGAGGCTGGTGTGCTAATTTGAGGAGATAATGTATTAGTATTATTAAATAACATAATTTCATTACCATTTGCAGTAACACCTAAAATACTGGTTCCTGCTAAATAAAGACCTGTTGTCGTATCATTAATAAATGAAAATGATGGGACAGCTGCGGATCCATTAGGTGCGAAAAGAGAAGATACCGTGGATTGTGTAATGATAAAGAATACACCACCATCAGTAACTAAAGATACAACTTGCCCTGGAGTCAATGTAATGTTTGGCGATGAACTTCCAGATATTGCAAATTTAAGATTATAAGATGTTGTTGTTGTATCATTAATCAATACATAGAACTGTGTAATGTTTGGTAATGTGATTGTTAATGTGCTTGTTCTTGTGTTAGCCAAATTAACATACGTTTGAATCATTGGAGCACTAGCAACTAAACTATATGCATTACCACTAATACTATCTACGTCATAAGATGCAGCAGATAAGGTAATGTTTGTAGGAGATGTCCAACCTACAGTAAAGAAGTTATTTGAGTTAGCATCAAATATAATCATTCCAGAATCACCTGGATTGGTCACTATGTTTGATACGCCATTAATGGTAGATGGACTATTTGGTAAAATGGTAAGAGATCCTGTACCATTGTTTCTAAAATTAGCATACCATCCTGGTGTGATTGATGCGTAAGAAGGTAGTGTAAATGTACCAGCGCCTGCAGTCCAAACATAAGTTGATGCACGGCTATTATTAGTAAGTGTGGTATTAATGGATACTTGAACAATATTATCTGATGTTGTAAGTAATCCATTAACTGTTGTAGATAATCCAAAGCCAGCTAAACTAGAAGCACTTGCTGCAGACATACCAGCACCAAACGTGATTGTACCCCAAACACCGTTTGCTGATGAGTTATCTGTTAAATAGAAATATTGTGATATACCAGCATTAACTGTTGTTGAATTACCACCACCAAAATTAGTAACAGTAAATGCAACATTACCAGTATTACGAATAAGTACATCAGTTCCAACTGTACCTTGATCTGCTTCTGGGAGAGCTAATGATAAAGAACTAGCATTAGCAGAACAATCCATAATACGCGCAATTGCAGTTTCACCTAATTCGGCATTAGCAATCGATGGCCAATAGAGTGGAGTATTAACTGAAAAACTTAGCGCTTCGTATGAAACGTCTGTTGGTTGAACAACGGTTCCAGTAAATGGTGAGGTATAGATAGGTGTGGTCATGTTTAAGGCTCTTGAATAGATGTGTTACGATCAATACGACGTGCATTATCTTCTTTCTTAAGCGCAGCTAATGAGTCGTCATAATATTGTTTCCAAATAGGTAATTTATCAAGTGCTTTCAAATAACCTTGCGCTTGCAATAAAGTACCAAATAACATCGCTTGAGGACACTCGCGAGTAAATAAATTTTGCTGATTAGATGAATCTAATGGTTGAATTAAACTATAATAAGTAATTTCAACTGGATAGGATTGATCTGGATATGGTGCAAAAGCCCAATTATTATAATCATAATCAGCGTAATAAATAGGTTGACCACTAGAAGATTCATTTTGATATTGAGCTACATAATCTTGTGAGCGCAGTAAGATAGGTTGGCCATTAACTTTCATTGAAATCGTTTTACGCCATCTTGCTGGTTTATTAAGCACCACTTGATTTGTAGCTAAATTTGTTTCAACAACAACAAGTTGCAAGAATGTTTTAAGTTCTGCAGCGATTGCAGATTCTGCTAATCCAATTAAGTTAGGAATTTGCGCTACGAATTGTGCATCGTCACGCTCCATGTAATTAATTACATCAGCAACTAAATTGTCATAGGTTTGTACGTATGCGCCGGTCATTATTTAGTATAGTAACTTATGTTAGGTTGGAAATAAATTGGAGACTTATCACGGTCTTCTTCTTCAGCTTCTTGACGTAATTGGAGAGCTTCTTTTTTCAAGTAAGCTACGCGATTCATATCAATACCAGGTAATTGTAAAGCTAATTTATGTGATAATTCAGCTTGAATATAAGGTACCCAACGATCAGGTAAATAAAGTTGATTAGTTAAACTACCTACGTCTTGAGGTTGCATTTCCAAAATCATTTGGAATGCTTGGTAGTTATTGTTAGGCACTGGCCATAGATACATTTGTGGATCAACCTGACGGTTAAACCAGAATTGTAATGATCTTTGGCTTGGGAATTGTTTATTAGGTAAATCAAAATAGTCAGTTCTATTTAAACGAGCCAATGGAATGACTTGTTGTGATTGTGCAAACTGAATAGCACGAAGTGAGAATGTAGAACTTGTATTACGATTCTTTAAACGATAGTAATAGAACTGTTGTGTTGCATTAATAGTAATGTAAGACCACTCATAATCGTTTAGTGTGACTTCTGGAAATGATTGCCAAGTTTCCCAATTAACGCCGTCATTACTTACTTGGAAATCTAAATCATAAGTTGTTGGACCATTAGGAGAATAGGCATTAAATCCTGCATAGAAAACACGTGTTTGGTTTGAGTAAGCGGCACCAAACCAGTTTTCTGATAGTGTGGATGTTGCATGTTGACTTAAACTTGCATTACCATTTTGATCAAATAAACTAGGTGCTCCTGTATTATCAGAAGGAAGTGCCTGAGAGATGGTTGGATTAACAATGTAGATCCAATTTGCCTCGAGTACATCGACGCAATTTTTTGGCATGTTTAAATATTGTTGATTGGTTTGTGCACCAAGAACAACAATCTGTTGCAACCAAATGTTAACACCACGGTTAACAGAGTTTTGTAGGATGTAAAATAACGCCTGTTTACCAGCGTTGACATATTCAGGCGTCATTTCTTCTGCCTGTTTGCCAGCATCACGATAAGCGTAAGATATCAGTTGGTCAACTGTTATCTTAGTTTGATCATAGGTACCTGAGTACGCCAAGATTATCTCCCGCGACCAGCAGCTTTACGCATAGGCTTACTAGCAAAGGATCGACCTTTATCAGCCTTGGCAAACTCCTTACCTACTTTTTGTGGAATCCCTACTTTTTTTGCAAAAACTGGAGAGTGTGCTACACCCTCCATGAGATTATGTTGTGCTTTTGATTTACTTGGCATTCTTAGTCTCCAGTGTGTGAAAACATGCCACGTTTAGTCATGTTTGCAATAGTTGCATCAATTTGCTCTTTTGTATATGGGCTAGTTGCAGGAGTGTTAGTCTGCATGTTTTGATAACTTTGCGGATTATTCATCGTCGCAGTATTTGGATTTCTGTTATCATAAATAGGAGGCTGTCCTCTATATACAGGTTGAGTATATTGATTTTGCATCTTTTGTATTTGTTGCATGTACTGATTTTTTAATTGCAATGCTCCAGCTGGATCAGTTTTAGATTGATTAATAATCGCTTGCTGAATTGATGGAGGAAGCGCTGGACTAATTAAATTTCCAGTTGATGAGCCGTCGGCCATGTGCTTAATATGTCCGCCGGCTTTAGCTTTTTTTGATGCGTGGCCACCTTTTTTAAAGTAGTCAGAAGCTTTAGCTTTAGCACCTGCAGATTCTGCATCAGCTTTTTTATCGCCTGTTGGTGGAACTTTAACAATCTTGTCTTCATCACCAGCTGGTTTTGAACCTTCAAATTCTACATCAGAACCTGCTGAGTATTTACCAATCTTGCCGCCTTTTTTAGCTTCTACTTTCTTTTCTGTGGATGGTTCTGTTGATGGTTCTACGTGTTCTACTTTACCACCTTTTTTATATTTACCACCGCTGCACATTGCCTTGCCGCCTTTTTTCATAGCAGCAGATTTAGCGTCAGCTTTCTTGGTACCAGTAGCTTTAATTTTTTTGATTTCATCTAAATCGCCAGATTTTTTGTGCATCTCGATTGCACCGCCAGCTTTGTATTTTTTAACTGTGCCTTCTTTTTTCTTATCACGGCCACCTTTTTTGAGCTTGATTTCTGTTGGCTCTTTTTTGTGTTCAGCTTCGTCGTGTTGTTTGAATGCTTTTTTGATTAGAGCTTTATCTTGGGCAATGTCACCACCTTCTTTGTGATGTTTAGCTTTGCCGCCCTTTTTCATGATATTGATGTGACCGCCCTCTTTGTAGCATGGCATGTCAGATTTCATTTTTGTATTACTTTTGAATCCGTCCATTTTGGTTCCTATAGGTTAAAATTGATAAAATTAGGATGATCAGTCCTTAGCTCTACTAATGCACAAAAGCCACTTTTTTCGCCCCATGGAGGAATAATTCGCGTTCCCTGTAACGTCTAGCTTCTAGTATGGCAGGCTTATTCCAAAGTAACATGGCATCAGCCGCACCATGGAAATTGTGGTTTCTGATGTTTCTAATAACCGTTGATTTTTTAAAGTTGTCAACGCCAATATTAAAGCAAAAACTTAAGAGTGCCTCGTATTGGTATGTAGTTAATTCGTAGGGTGACGTCTCCTCCACTGCAGTGCTACAGGACTTTATATCCTGCCTAAAAAGCTGTAATACCTCAGCATCCGTGAGCGTCTTATGTTTAAGGTGATCTTCATCTTTTTTAATGAGGTGACCAATACCAATGGTTAATTTACCCTGACTGTCTCGGTAGGCTTCATTTCTAAAGCCTTCCTCTTTTGATAATAGAATAACCTGATTGGCTACCTTTGAAAGATCCATTTCCAACTTGGTATGGTTCACTTGCTCCGTATTGCACGTGATCGAAAAAAGTGTGAGCAATCCTGCAAGTATAAATACTTTGTTCATGATTAATCCTTTCTCTGCGTATGTTACCGCAAATTAATGATTCTATGTTAGATTTTTGGGAAAACTAAGCTAGAAAAGCCCAGAATAAGAAGAGAGAATTGTTCATATTTAACCTCCTAAGAACAGTTGTTTTTCGTCATTTCGACGGGTGACGAGACCCTTGATGATTTTACCACCAGCCCTGACGTACTTCGTGAATTCCTCCGCAGCGCCCTTTTTATCATTTCTAAGGATCTTTTGACGGAGGGTTGATCGCTGTAGTACCCCAAGACCAAGATTGAAGCTAAAACTAATAAGAGCATCAAATTCGCCTTGTGTAAGTTGCACAGGACAGAACTTTGACACTCCCTGCTCAAATCGAGCCAAATCTTTTCGAAGAATCCCATCTACTTCCTCCATAGTGAAAACTTTATTCCATTCTGGCGGTAGGGATTTACCATCACCAATAAGGTGTCCTACGCCAACAGTCCAAAGTTTAACACAATCTTGGTACGGTTTCAAGCGTACACCTTCGTGATGTTTAATTAATGCTATACCTTTGTCAGATATCTGCATTAGTTTTTCCAGTGACGTGAACCAAAGTAGAAGCCAATAATTGAGGCAACAATCGCCATCTCTTGGTCTGAGAATACTAAGTCAAGTGCTTCTTTAAAGTCAACACCTGTCCAGATAGCCCAGATCATGCCAGATACGTCAGTGAATACTAATAAGCCAACAAACACATAAGCAATGACTGGACGTACAGAAGCACGTAGATTAACAATCCATTGTGCTGCACCTTCTTGTTCTTTAGCAGCAAATGCATACAATGCAGAAGCTTCTTGTGCATCAGCTTGCACTAAGTTCTCTTGCAAGTTGATTGCTTCAATGCGTTCTTGAGCTTGAAGGTTTTGTTGAGCCATAGCTAACTGTTGTTGCATTTGTAGCTGAGCCATTTCTAGCTCATGTTTTTGATCTGACTTTTGTTGAAAGAATTGTAAGATGGATGGCAAACCAGAGGTAGCAAATCCAAGTATTCCTGATAACATACTAAACATAATATCTCCTATGAACCCAACGGGTTTGTTGTAGCTTTTCGAAGGGCTTTCATTTGCTCTTGCATAGAGGTAATCGCTGAATTGATTTCCAATGTATTACCTTTAGCTAACGCTTGCGCTTCACGTGATGAAGCTAGTGCATCTGATGATTTTTCTTGCATACGGATAGATGCATCTTGTAGTGCTGCAATTCTATCTTGTTGCGTTTTTACTTGAAGCTCTAAAGTTGTGATTTGAGATTTCATATCACCAATACCTTTAACTTCCTCAATCGCCGAAACCGCTTCGTTGTAGCGGGTTATCGCCAAGTAGGCTCCGCCACCTATAATTGGCAATGCTGTTAAAATTAATCCCAATATCATCTGAGGTGATAAAGTTAAGGAGAATGTCTTGTTCTCTGCCATATGCTTGTTCCTGTGTTAAGTTGATATATTCTTGAATTTGTTGTTGCTGCATATTGTAGCCAGCATTTAGTAATTGCATACTCATGACTACACCGAAACCTGGAACGATTTCTTTACCTTTGGGTATGCTAGTTTTCGCCTCTGTCTTGTTGGTTTCCGAGCTTCCTGTAGAGTTGCTCGTATTGCTCGATGCTGTCCCAGAGGTGACGTCTGACTTTTGTGTAGTCCCACTTTGGCTTGTTGTTGTTGTCGTTGTGTCTACCAATGGGGTATTCGCAATAACAGGGTTTTGTTGAACATCCACAGGTGGGGCAATCTGTGTTGTCGAATTCATTTGTTTGCTGATCACCGAGTTTGGATTCGTCGGGCTGATCGGTGACACTGGGCTTGTCGGATTGTTTAGATTCGTGACCGACATGACGCATGTATTCGAAGTCGTAACCCAATCCGACCATATTGGCGTGGAATATGGATCCGAACAAGTCGATGATCTGTTTTGTAGTATGCTTCCAATATACCCAGATTGACACGATAATGTCTGTGTCTGAGTTGATGGTTTGCATGTTGCTGGATCCGGTGTGCATGAATTGGTTGTAGTGATCCACGCTCCCGGGACGGGTTGACCATAGGGATCTGGACAACTCGTTGTTGTTTGTTGGGTTATCTGTCCTGAAAAATGGGTCGGACAACTTAGACTCCTTGCTGAAACGCTTGTCTGACAGCTCGGTGGAAGCGGCGTGCAGTTGTTCGAAGTTGTTTGCCATGGGCTCCAAGTTTGCGTCGAACAGAAGTAAGTCCTACTTTGATTGATAGCACCAGTTTGATGCGCACCACATTGAAGTGTTTGAAATTCAACTGATGATGTGCATGGCGGTGGTATATAACAAACGGGATGGCCGTAAAATTGAGCCAGTTGATTACACCAGTCCGTAAATCCATCAGCACTCGCACTACTCCTTGAGAGGAGGAATAGCAGGAATATTATAGTCCTCGCCATAGAGCTTTTTAAATCTTTCAGGGTAACGTTTAAACCAAGCTTTCTTTGCTGCATCACCGACTGCTCCGCCTAATGGACATGGACTGCCTGACATCTCCATCGCGTCCCATACTTTTGGATCTTGACAGAGCACTGAAACTGCCGCCACTTTAAGACCTAAGTCATTGAGTGTTTTAGCTAGTTTGATTTTTACGCAATTATCATCAAGAAGTACAGTACCGCCAGAGAGAGATAGTACGCCAATGTTCCCAGCCCCAGAGACGGGTACTGCGCAAACATCTTGGCTAAAAGCAGACATAGAGGGAGCCATGGCACTAGATACAGGCATGCCTTTGTTTTGAATAACAGTAGTATCTGCATAAGCTATCCCAAACCATAAACAAAGAATCGTACCTAAAATACGTTTCATTTATTTGTCTGCCTTGTCATCTAATTTTTCAAAAATACGGTCTAGCATGTTTTTGATTTCGTCAATGTCGCGACGATAATCATCTTTAGTTACGTATGAAAGTGGCATCTCTGCTATTTTATCTTCAAGACGTAAGATAGATCTTGACATACTATTCAATACCCAAGCGCCAAAGAAACCAATAAGTCCTAAGGCAATATTAATAAGGGTTTGGGTATCCATTATTTTTTCTTTAAACCTTTCAGCGTTTGAGCCAATCTTGCACGTTGACCAGTCACGCCAGATTTTTTAGCAGCGGATGCTAATTTACCAGCGGGGATCTTTTCACTTTTTTTAACACCAAGAGACTCTTTAAGTGCGCCAGGTTTTTTAATTGCTTTTTGAATCCACTTTTCTGCCATGATTATTGTCCTTGATTTGGTGATAAGCTAGATGGTTGTGAAATTGCTGGAGCTTCAGCTGGAACAGCAGCTTCTTCAACTACAGGTGCTGGAGCAGGTGCTGCTTTCTTGTGTGCTAATTTACCGATAAGGTTTTCTACACCGTGAATAACAATTCTTACATAGCTTACTAATGTTTTAACTACTGCGAGTAAAGCTTTAACTACATTCCATAAGTCTTTAATTAATTGCATTTAAATCTCCTTTATTGTTAATCTAATACTACTTTTAAGTCATTTATAAACTTAATACCGTCAATTAAATATTTTGATGTTATATTATTTTTAATATCTACTACAATAATGTAACAACTTTGATCTTTGGTATTGGTTTTAAAATTAACTGAACAACCTATAATAATTTTGTCATCATAGACGTCCAATCCTCTTAAAAAAGTACTTGAACTATCAACTAACTTAAATGGTTTTGATACATTAGTATTTAAGTCAATCATTAGTATTTCGCCGGTGCCTGTTGATAGGGTGTACAAATAGTTATCCACTACTCTAATCCCATGGCAACACTTGCCAGCTCTTGCCACTAACTTGATGTCGAATGTGTTGACCTTGTCAAAGTATCCAAAATCAGACTCGACAAAATTTTTATTATGACGACAGAAATAAATTTTATCGCCTGCATCAAACAACGAGTTAAGGTGCCTTGAATCTAACTGATCCGCGTTAAGGGGCTGCAGATGAATATCTACACGGTTCAGAAGATTAACGTTTATATATTTGTTAATTTTATTTTTTACATCATGAATGCCAATAGTATCTATGGCAGTATGACATACGTAAAATGTATCTTGATCTTTTACAATCTGGTGGGTATTAATCACCATAGGTATGGAGATAAGACCCTTAAATTCATAGGAAGTTTTATCAAACTTACCCAGTTTATCATTAGACGCAATGTAGATATACTGATCGTCTACATCTACACCAAAGGGGCGGTATGTGGGCCTTCCTTTGCCTTGTAGATTGGGTGAATCTAATTCTTTTGTTTTTGAATGACGGTGCGTGATCGTGTTTGAATTAAGGTCAAATACTACGAAATCATGCTCTTCTGTTGTAATCAGGAGTCTTGTCATACGTCAAGCTCCAATATAAAATTAATCACTACGCGTCTTTTGTGCTGCGTTGGCACAGATGATCTGTGCGTTTGCTTTGAATTAATCACGACACAGTTACCCTTTTTAGGTGATGATGTAAAAAGAACTGTCTTTTTATCATCATCGTAAACTGTCGTATCACCATCGGAATCCGTGACGTAATACACAAAGCTTACAAAGTTGCCTGGGTTTGTGATATCCATATCAGTATGGATTAAATTATCTAGCGACTCAGGTGTGTGTGCTATGTTGGGTATTAAGTTACCTTTAATTCTTACTACACGCTTTACTTTAATGCCTGTGCGTTCTACAAAGTAGCCGATTATCATATTGACTAAATTGTAGTGTGCCGACCACACTTTTTTGTTTAAGAAAAATACGTGGGTCATTTGGAATATGTCTTTGTCCGGTTTCATTGGGACAATATTTTCTGAGTTCCAGTACCATGGAAACCCAGTGGACGTCATAAGTTTATGTACCTCATCTTCTAAAGATTGAGGTAACAGCTTTTCAATAATCATACGATTATTATATCAAATAATTAAGAAGATGGTTGAGTTACTTCTACCCATGATGTTGTAGCTTCATCCCATGAGTAAACTTTACCGTCTGTTGGATAGTCTACAGGTGCTTTCCATTGAGCAGTAGCTTCGTCTAAAACCCATGAAGCAAAAGGTTGTGGTGGGATAAATGCGTCTAGTGTTGCATCATATTTATAGCCAATACCTGCGTAATTCTTGCGGATTTTAGCGTTGTATGATGTTTGTTTCCAAGTGCCGCCAAGAAGGTTATTACAGAACGCAGCACCAATTGCTTCATTCTCTACACCGTCTTTATCGGCCGTGTCTTGGTTAGCAACTACAATTACTTGAGTTACTATGTTTTCTTCGTTAATCTGACAAAAGTGCGCCATCTATTACTCCTTTATTAAATATGTTTCCAGGTATTGCTACGCCAAATACGATAGATTGTAGATGGAACTACATTAAATTCTTGGCATAATTTTTTATAACTTTCATTCATTCTATTTTTTATAGAAACTATTTGGTCATTAGTTAATTTATGATGACCTTGCATTTCACCTTTAGCTTGTCTATTTTTATTTATTTTATCTTTTATATTATCTTGATGAGTTCCATAAAATAAATGTTTAGGATTCACACATAATCGATTATCACAAGTATGACATACACACATTCCATCTTGTTTTCCTAAATGTATTTCAGCAGAATATCTATGCGCTTTAGTTTGTTTATTATTATCACTATCCCAAAATTGACCATAACCATCTTTGTCTATTCCAGCAATATAGTTCCAACATTCATTATCTAAACGTTTATCTATTTTACTCCAAAATCTTATTAAACTATTTGTCTTTGATCTAGCCATATATCACCTTGCATTAGAAATTTTTGTAGGATTTTCTGCAAATGCTGCGTAAATGTATGTTGCTCCTGATGAATAGTTTACATCACTACCAGAATCTCTAATTTTAAATCCATTGCTTACAATATCAATTAAATCACCTCCACTACCTTCTACATTTGTAGAATTAGGAAGTAAATATAAATTAGCAACATTGTAAGGACTTCTAGAAGTGTCTAATACTACCCAATTATTACCAGCAACACTTCCTTTAATTAATATATATTTTGGTCTAAATCCACAATATATAAATGGACCATCAGTAGAAGCATTTGCTGTGTAACTTCCAAAAGCGGAGAAGCCTGGAATAGCTGCCCAGCAATAGGCTACTATAGGACTAGCACTTTGATTTGGATATACACTAGAACCTAAAGAAAATACAGATGATGTAGGAGATGTATTATTAAATGCTGTAGAGTCTGCTGTATAAGCATTAGTTTGGTTTAAATACATACCACCACCATTGCCCATAGACACATGATAAACTTGCCAAGCTCTTGCAGTTCCACCACTTCTTTGTTTAAAGAATATCATGCTTGGCGCAACACCAAGCCCATGTCCTACTGTAGCATTAGCACCTGTTCCTGTATAAGTCACTACACTAAACCCAGCAGTTGTGTTTACAGATACAGTAGATGTAATAGAGCCTGAAGTATTAGATGATGTTGAACCTTGTCCAGCTTGCCATTGCCAGCCTACATAAGTGGCAGTATTGTTATTATAATTAGTGTCTGTTCCTAATGACCAACCATTGCTATTAAATGCTGTTAAACCATTGGTATCTGTTGTTTCTGCACCTGTAGTATCAGATATAAGTGCTTTTGTAACACCTCTAACAGAGTCAGTTAATTTATGATCTGTAGCTGCACTTCTTGATTTTACCCATACTAAATCAGGTTTAAATCCTGCGGTATTAGTAATAGATTGTGTAGAGCCATTACCTGTATATAGCGTTGCATCCATATACTTATTACCCTGTAATATAGTAGGGGTAGGTAGGTTATATGTGTTTAGTGCTACATAGCCTGTAGGAGGTGTGTAAGAAAATGGTCTTTGTCCAAAGTTAATAATATTTACTGTGGATGTTGCAGTAGATGAATACGCTGGTTTAAATGTTCCTGATATTCCTGTAAATGCAGTTCCTTGACTTGTGCCATTTTTATAAAATGTTAGTGTTCCTCCATCTAAATCTAATGCAACACCAACAATATCACCAGCAGTTTGATAAGTTGCACCATAAGACGTTCCTGTGTTATTGTTATATTTTTGACCATTAACACTATAATATCCATAAGATGTAGATGTTTGACCAGGAAACAAAGCATTAGAAATATTATCTGAAGTGGAAATAATGCCATTCATATAATCTGCTACTCCTGTTGCATTAACAGTATATTCCCAATACCATTTGCCACTAGACACAGCAAATGATCCAGCAATAGCAGTCCAAGTTGACGCAGTTCCACTTGTTGATTGTAAATTAGCGGCTAAAGTAGTTACAGTTGAATATTTATCTAAAGGATTAAGTGTGCAGTAATTACCCACAGTCGCACTTGTTAGCGTAGGAACATCAGTCATAGCATCATAAGTTGTGCCTGCTGTTAAGCTAATGTTGTTAGTTGTCCAATTATTACCGTTAGGTGAACTATCGTAGCCTAATGTTGTGGTAGATATTGTGTTACCAAATGTTAAGTAGAAACCGTTAGTTCCGTATGTGCCTGTGTATTTAATTGGTTTCCATACTTGATTAGCGTCATTGTTACCGAAGTAATATGGTGCTAAGGCTTGGCCATCAATGAAGTTAATGTCAGCCATGTATCCATCAAAATATGTATTAAATGTAGAATTAACAGCAGTAGCACCTACAGCATGAGGAACTGTATTATTAATTGAATTTACAGAATTTTGTGTTGGATAAGTTGCTGCGGCAAATGAAGTTACTTGATTACCATTAATGTAAAACATAACACGATTAGCTGCAGTTGCTTGTGTAGTATCAACAGCAACAACTATATGATACCAAGCTGAAGGATCACGAAATACTTGAGATGTAACTACATCAACAGATGCTGCACCTGCAGTAAAAAACTCTAATTGATCTGATGAATTAAAACGAATAACATCATAAGTAGGTGCTGTTGTTCCTGCACCAAATAAAGTAAAATAATTACCTAAAGAACCTCGTTTAACCCATGCACTCCAAGTATAAGTAGTTCTGTTAGATGCTTGAGATGGAGTTCTATTTAAATATGCAGATGCACTTAATCTAAACCTTAAAGAATTGTTTAGGTTATTAGTAAGTGGTGTTAAAGCACCTGTAGCTGTAAATGTGTGGATAGTATTACCACCTGATGATGTGACTAGACCACCGTTAAATACTTGTGAGCCAGCGTATGAGATGATAACAATACCTGATCCGCCTGAGCCACCAGCAAAACCAACAGAAGCATTATTACCGCCACCACCACCACCACCACCTAAATTAGTTGTGCCTGAAACTCCATTAGCATTAGTTCCTCCGTTACCACCACCATAAGTAGCAGTTCCACCAGAGCCTGAATTTTGTGCATTACCACCACCACCTCCACCTGCATAGTTTACAGATACTCCAGTTATTGAAGATGCTACTCCTGTTCCTCCAGCACCTCCAGACAAACTTACACCTATAGCTCCTGCGCCACCTGCACCACCACCACCACCTGATTGATTATTTGTTGATGTTGCACCTGCATATCCTTGACCGCTAGTTCCTGAACCACCTGTATTGTTGCTATTACCACCACCACCGCCACCTCCTGAACCACCAGATGTAGCAGCTGTATTATATGCGCCTCCACCACCGCCACCTGTTGAAGTAAGCGTAGTTAGACCTGTGCCTGATATAACTGAATTTCCTCCAGCAGAACCAGAAACACCTGCACTTGTTCCGCCTGTTCCACCTGCACCTACAGTTACTACATAAGTAGCACCTGAATATAAAGTTGTAGATGATGTTAAAAGACCACCAGCACCTCCACCGCCAGCCTGATTAAATCCACCACCACCACCACCAGCTACGACTAAATAACTAGCTGTTACAGGTGTAAGAGGGCTTAATGTGCCTGAAGATGTGAATGTGTGAATTTGGTTACCACCTGAAGTAGTAAGAGTGCCACCTACGAATTTAGGTGTAGCAGATGCGTAAGATATGATGACTATGCCTGAACCGCCTGCACCACCACTATTAGCTGCTCCATTATAGCCACCACCACCGCCACCACCGCCAAGATTTGTTGTTCCTGCTACACCTGTTGCTGTTGAACCATTTCCTCCACCGCCAGAACCACCTGTTCCAGCAGTTGTTCCTCTAGTATCAGCGCCACCGCCACCACCACCAGCGTATGTTACGGATGAGCCACTAATAGATGAAGAAGAGCCTGCTCCTCCGTTACCTGCAGCTGAAGATGTTGCATTTGCTCCTACAGCACTAGCACCACCTCCACCACCACCAGCAGCACTAACACTTACTGTAGTAAATCCTTGACCACCATTGTTACCTTGACCACTTGTCCCTGTTCCACCTGCAAGGCCTGCTCCGCTAGTTGTAAATCCACCGCCTCCGCCTGAACCACCATTAGAGCCAATTCCTGTTGATCCTGTAGTAGAACCTCCTCCACCACCGCCTCCTATGGAAGTAACTGTTGTTAATCCTGTGCCTGATATAACTGAATTTGAACCATTTGCACCTGTTGTATTTGATACTGCTGCGCCACCACTACCAACTGTAACTGTATATGTAACAAGTGTGGATAATGTTGTAGATGAAGTTTGATACCCACCAGCACCACCACCGCCAGCATCATAGCCTGAACCGCCACCGCCACCGCCAGCTACAACTAAAAAGTTTGCAGATACATTATTTTTGTTAGACGATAAGAATCCATAAGCTCTAGATGCTTCTACCGCTAATCGTGATAGTAATGACATTAACTATTCCTATTTGAATTGTGTTTGTGACGCAAATACTGTAAATGCGGCTGAACCTGTTTTAACAATGGTGTATGAGTAAGCATCAACACCTGATGCGTTACCACTTGACCATGCTGTACCACCTTGATATTTAGGTGTGACTGAATTGCCATCAATCGTAATTGCATTGTTGTAGTAAGCTGTAGCGCCTTGCGATACTAAAAACACAACAGTCACTGATTGACCTGTAGACATTGCAGTATTTAATGATGTGCCTGAACTGAATCTAAAGTTTACTGTCCAGTTTGCTGATGCTGATGTTGTGTAGTACAACACTGATTGTGTTGATATGTCGTAGTTAATTGTGCCTGTAGCAGCGGTTGCTGATACTGTTGTTACTTCGGCGGCATTTGTCACTACTTGTGCAAGAACGCTTGTAGAACCACTAAATGTTTGTGTAGCAGTAAATGTGCTTGCAGCAGATGTTACAGCAATATTAGCGCCTGCTAAAGTAGTAGCGCCTGTTCCTCCATTGGCAATTGCCAAAGTGCCTGCAAGTGTTATGGCTCCGGATGTAGCTGAACTTGGTGTTAAGCCTGTTGTTCCAGCACTAAATGATGTTACACTATTTGCAGTTGCGAGTGTTACAATGGTACCAGATTGATTAAAAAATAGTTTACCATCGGGCACATTAAGCGCGAGTTCACCTGTGGTTAAATTCGCCGATGTGGGAACATTACCAGAAGTTGTGCTGTAGTAAAGTACAATGGGTGTATAGCCTGATTGTGCCATAAATATTTCCTTTAAATTACGATTTTATTTAAAAAATTAAAAATTGTCAACATATTTTTAAAATGTTCCACCTTTAATACCGCCAGTGATAGTTCCGTTTGTGGCATTGTAAGTAAATGACGTGGTTGTGTTAAGTGCTATGTTTCCTGTTGCTGATGATGCGTAGATAATATAATTTGTAGCTCCAGATCCTGCAGTTGATACTATTGTAGAAGCATTTACATTAGACCATGTTGGTACACCATTACCAGATGATGTTAATACTTGGCCAGAGGTACCGTAGTTGGTTGTGCCTGTACCTAATACCCATGCACCTGTTGTGGTAATTTGTTTTTGTTGGGTATTATTGGTGTAAAAACTTAATGGTAAATATGTACCTGTACCATTGATACCTGATACTAATTGAACATCAGTGCTTGTTGCCGCAATTAAAATCTTAGATGCATTGGTAGGATCAGCAGCATTTGCAGCTTGCCACGATGCTTGTTGTCCTGATACTGTGCCGTTAGGTAATGCATAAATACCTGTTGCACTATTTACTGTGTTTGTTACAAATGCAAGTCTAGTACTAATTGTAGCATTACTAAAATCTCCAGTAAATCTTGCACTTGTACCCGTACCACCTAAACTAAATGTTGTACCATTGTATGTTAAATTAGCACTTGAACTAAGTGCTGATGTACCATTACCATAAGGTATGTAGTTAGCAGTTAATGATGTTAATCCAGTACCACCCGCTGCAACTGGTAATGTACCAGCAGTGAGTGCAGATGATGATGTTGAATAGATTGCATTATTTGCTGCAGTAAATGTTGTAAGTCCAGTACCGCCGTAGCCTGTACCAAGTGTTCCACCTAAAGTAATTGCGCCTGTGGTTGCTGTGTTTGGAGTTAATCCAGTTGATCCTGCACTAAATGATGTAACGCCACCAACGGTGTTAGCGTTTACCCAGACTGGTGCACCAGTACCTCCTGATGTGAGTACCTGACCACTTGTGCCTGCTGCTAATAATGTAATAGCTGACGCATTGGAGTATGCAATGCCTCCCGCTGTGGCTGTCAATGCAGCGCCAGTGCCACCATAATTTAATCCAATCACATTGCCATTCCATGTGCCGTTTGTGTAACTGCCAGCCCATGATAGTGTGTTTGTAGACCAGCTTGCGTTAGATGGTGGTGAATTATGATAATCCCATGAACCTGCTGCATTTGAATTGCTTAATAAAACTAGAGTAATATAAGACCCTGATTGAATAGTTGCAATTGTTGTAGATGAATTATTTTGAATAACAATCGTGCCTGATGATTGATTGTTATTAAATGTAAATGTTGCGCCATTAGGTAATGTGGTTGCATCAGGTAATTTAATAGTTTGACCACCTGATCCAGTAATAGCATAATTTTGTACTGTGCTTGCAGTTAATACAATCGTTGTTCCTGAAGCAGCTTGGTTAACATATCCTTCAAATAAACAGTTTGTGGTAATGTTTCCATTTGCATCTCTCAATACGACAGAGTTAGCGCCACTTGATGTTGTAACTCCTGTTCCTCCACTTGATACACCCAAAGTACCTGATAAAGTAATAGCACCAGTGGTTGAAGTACTTGGTGATAATCCACTTAAACTTGTTTGAAATGATGTTACACCACCTGCAGATCCATTAGATGCAGCAGTGATTCGACCTTGTGCATCAACCGTTAAGTTTGCATTTGTGTATGATCCGGCCGTAACTGCAGTATTAGCTAAAGCAATTGTAACTGGAGATGAGCCATTGAAACTTGTGCCACTGAGTCCTGTACCAATGGTTAATGTACTAGTCGTGTTTGCTGTAATGGTACCACTACCACCTAAACTGATAGATGTACCATTTACTGTAATAGAACTGTTTGCTAATTGAGCATTGGTGATAGTGCCACTTAATGCTGTTGTAGGAATAGTAGTTGATGCGGTAACTGCTGATGTATTGTTTGCATACATATAACCTGTGAGGCCTGTTACAGTAATAGTATTAAATGCTTCTGAAGGAGATCCTAATAATTTTTCCCAAACAGTTCCATTAAATAATGCCCAGTCACCCACTGACCATAAATTAACACCATTTAAGTTTGTTGTACCTGCTACAGATACAACATAGTAGTTACCTTGAGTACCTACGCTTGATGTAAGTGTTGGTGTATTTGTTGATGCATTCCATGTGCCTGAATATCCTAAACCTGTACCTGGAGCACCTTGCGGAATACCAAAATTAAACACTGCTGTCGTTGAATTACCACTATTATTTACGGTTGCATTTGAACCATATGATAATGTAGTTGTATTCCCAACTGTTACATTGGTATATGGGCCTGCAGGAATAGTGAAGTTTAATACGGCTGCTGATGAATTACCACTATTAGTAACAGATGCATTTGAATTTGCAACGCCGGTTGTTGTTGTACCTACTGTTATAGTGGCTGCATTACCTTGTGGTCCTATTATACCTTGAGGAATACCGAAGTTAAATACTGCTGCGGATGAATTACCACTATTTGTTACAGTGGCATTTGATCCTGGTGAAAGTGTTGTTGTAGTACCAACGGTAATGGTTGCAGCATTACCTTGTGGTCCAATATTACCTGTAGCGCCTTGTGGAATACTGAAATTTAAAACGGTAGCATATGCGTTACCACTATTGGTAACTGATGCATTAGATCCTGGAGATAATGTAGTTGTTGTTCCAACATTAACGGTTGGGCTACCAGGAACAAAGAAATTAAGGAGAGCTACGGATGAGTTACCGGAGTTGGTAACGTTTGCTGGTGTGCCTGGAGATAATGTAGTGGTTGAGTTAACATAAACTGCTGCAGCATTACCCTGTGGGCCTGTGTTACCAGTCGCGCCTTGAGGAATACCAAAGTTAAATACTGCTGCGGATGAATTACCACTATTTGTTACAGTGGCATTTGATCCTGGTGAAAGTGTTGATGTTGTGCCGACAGAAATAGTTGCAGCATTACCAGATGGGCCTGCGTTACCTGTTGGAATACCAAAATTTAAAACAACGTTTGATGAATTACCAGAATTGGTAACTGTAGCATTAGCACCTGGTGTTAATGTTGTTGTGGTGCCAACGGTTACATTTGCAGCAACACGACCTACATCTTGTGTTGATCCATCGCTATAATTGAAGAATAAATCACCACTTGATAAAATATTTGCATTGGTAATAAGTTTACCAGGAGATACCGCGTTAGCAATCTGTGATACAGATGCTTGTTTTGTAACGCCTTGTTGAACAACTACCGTGAGTTCCGATCCTGTAATACTGGAGGCGACTGGTAGTTGCGATATCGGTTGATCCATGTGCTATTCTCTTAAATTAAGTATAACTGAATATGTTTACACCTTGTCCTGTGCCATAAGGGCCAGTTACGGTGATTGTAATTGATCCAACGGTTCCCGCTGGAGTATTAAATGATATGTTATTTTGATTGGTTATTGTGAAACTTGTCACATTAGTACCACCAAAATTAATGGCTGTTACGCCTGTTAAATATAAACCTTGCAATACAACTGCTGTATTTCCTAAATGTGATCCACTATTTGGCAATACACCAAGTACAATTGGTGGATTACCAGGTACTGCGGGTGGTTGTGGCACTGGAGGATGTTGTAAGTTACCTGATACGGCACTTGATCCAGTTGCTAAATCACCTTGAGCACCAGAATATGGTGGAATACCTTCCAAAAACATTGCATTATCATTTTCTGTCCACACTTGACTCGCTGGGAGTGCAATATTAACATCAGGACGTGGAAAACGTAACGCTATATTTTCTGTTTGTATGGCGGGTAAACGCCATGGGTCAAAATTATCTAAGTCATCCTTGCAAACTCTCATGCCAGGAAAATTGGGGTCTGGCATGAGGTCTACGTAAGGAAATTTTCGACTGCATCGATCGCAAACGCCGACTGATAAGACGGAATTGCCTCGTGTGTCGATATAAACCGGCATTATTATCTAACGCCAGCTTGGATTACCGTTAATGTGTCACCTGCAGCACCACCAGTTAATCTAATTGCACGATATGGCTGACCTAAGAAGCCTGCTGCATTAGGATAAGTGGTTCCTGCTGTTGTCCAAGTAAATGTTGGAGTTGAAAATACTCCAGTCTTTGCGTTGACTGGGTATGGATCTGTCACAGTTACTTGTACTGTAGCACTTCCGTTGCTACTTACATAAGTCACATGATTAGGTGTTAGATATTGATCTAAAACAACCGCTGGAGTATTTCCAGAGCTGTCTGCTGTTACGACTACTTCACGCATGGTTTACTCCTAATTAAGAATTGGTGTAACCTTGACCTACGTTAAGGATAGAACCATCATAGTTACGAGCTGTATAGCTAACATCAAATGTACCTGATAATGATCCACTTGATAATACAGATACTGCAGCCGCTGTAAATGTTAATGTAGCGTCTAATGTACCAATGTTATTTAAAATTGCTGCTACTGCTGCAGTAGATGTAAATGTGATTGGAATAACGCCACCAGCTGCTGTTGGAGTAATTGTACCGATTGTGGTTGTTGTATTAGCACCTGTTGTTGGGTTAGTTTGAATAATTGCAACAGTGATAACGCCACCAGCTAAGTTAGCTGCTGCTGTTGTTTGGAATAAACGAACATTACTAATAATTGAACCAGCTGGTAATACGAATGGTGTAGCTGTTGTTTGACCTACATCAGCTGTTGTAAATACTGTTGTATTTGCTGTTGTAGTTGTAATTGGATTAAGAATATAGCTTTGTTGTGTTGCTGATACTGCACCGCTATTATCAGGTGCAATTGTTCCATTGTTTGTTGGATTATTGTACTTGTAAACGCGAATTGGTTGGTTAAATGTTACTGACATTTGAATTTTCCTATCTAGAGTTTATAGCCTCACTCAGTCGCTAGATCGTAGACCCGGGAAGTAACGGGCCCCTGTTGGAGGCAAATCTTCCTATCACTACTAATGCATATTTTTAATAGTTTTCGCCCTAAAATAGGTGCTTGTTTGATTTTTTGACGTTTTCCGTCGCTGGAATGACTCGTATATTGGATGGTACATGCAAACCAGAAACCAGTTTGCCCTGTAAGGGGATAATGTGGTCGACATGATACTTTTTACCACTTTCTCGAGATAGCATATTGGCCACTGAGTATTTACATTTAATGTTTAACCAATCAGATTCAGTTAACCATTTTGGAATTCTATTTAATTTAGCTAATTGACGTTTTCGTGTTCTAGCTAAGTGGCGATCTGGATATTGTTTATCATAAGCATTTAATCTTTTTAATCCTCTTGCTTTTACATCTGGTTTATTAGACCAATTTCTTTTTAAGATATTTAAACATTCAATACACGTTCTATTGTTTGTTCTTTTTTCTGCAATATGATTATTTTTACATGGTAATCCAGTAAAGTATTTTTTTAAATTTTGTTTAAGTGCTTCTTGTCTTGTAATTATTTTCATATTGATATTATATAACAAAAAAGCCAGTTTTTACACTGGCTTTTTCACAATCATCGTAATGATTATAGACCTGCTGTACCGTAGATGTTACGAGCATCGTGCCAGCCCGTGGCGTAACGTTCTGTAGCTTTGTAACGCATTGAGTCTGTTTCGAAGTCACCTTCCATAGATTTCTCCATTGGACGGCGCATTACTAACATGAGACCGTTTTCTGCGTCTGTTTGAATCCACCAAGCTTTTGATGAGCTTAAACGAGTCACAACGTGTGCACCATTAGGTAACATACCTGTTGACTTGATTGGGTTCAAATCGTTGTCTGCAGTACCTGAACGTAAAACTGATTTAAGAATAACTTCAGCTTGGAATTCAAGTGCTGGTGGAACAACTAATTGTTCTGCTTTTAATCTGATACGTTTACCATTGTTGTCAACAGCTGAACGGATTTGAATTAAAAGTTGCTCAACTGATGTTTGTGATAAAGAAGCAGCTGTGCTTAATTGGTTGCTGTATGTAGCACCGTTAGCGATAGGGTGAGCTGTGCTAACTAATGTTACACCATCACCACCTACGTAACCGCTTGTGAAAGCGAAGTTAAGTAAGTTAGCGCATAATGTTTCTTTAGTTTCAATCATAGATTGAGCTAAGTGTTTAGCAAATGTAGAACCGATACGGATATGATCACCGTCTTCCATCAAAACTTTAGTTAAAGCATATGCTAAACCATAGATTTGGTAGATAAAACGTGTGATATATAATGTACCGCCTTGATCGTAGCTAACTGGTGTGCCGTCAGGCATAGCAGGAGCTGCGTTCATACCGAAGAGCATTACTTCTTCATGGTAGTTTCTTGGAATACCTTGTATTTGTTCTACAAAGCCTTTCCATTCGTCATCGCGTTGTTCATAAACGCCATCAAAGACTTCGTTGATAATCGGTTCGACTACCGCACGAAAGTCCGTACTTCTCATTGGGGTTGCCATCTAGAGATTCCTTTCGTTAATTAGTTAGACCGATGTTACGGCGCCAGTGAATTGATTATTACAGATTTGTACTTGAACGATTGTGTATGCGTCACCCCATGAATTTGTGTTACCTGCTGGGTATGCTGCTTCACGACCTAATCCAACTACACGAACTTGACCTTGGTTACCTGTACCAACTGCAGTAGCATTAAGCGCTGTAGTTGAGAAACCAGCACCGCCTACACCAATAGTGTAACCAGAAGCTGTGTTAGAACCAGATGTTGCATCAAAGTTGTATTCTGTACCAACTGCGTTTGCATTTGCTGAACCATTTACTTGGATTTCATAAACAAGAGCTGGGTCTTGGAAAATCCAGAAAATGATGTTAGTAGATGCATCTGCTGCTGTTTTAGAGATTGATTTTGCTACAGAACGACGACCGTCTGAGTTTGTGTACTCAACACCGTCGAAAGAACCGTAAACACCGCCAGATGAACCGGCGATTGTTAATTGGCCATATTGAGTCAAACTAACTGGTTGGTACTGGAAAAATGATTGACCAGAACTTAATGAGTAGTTTGCACCATATGAAGCGCCATTTTGATATGTGTTAGTGCCAATGAATGGTACTGCACGATCAAGACCACTTGGGTGGTAGGCAGGCTTCAGACCAAAGGGTTGAAATGTTGCTGACATAAGTGTCTATCCTTTGTGTTTAAAGTTAGTTAAGAAAAACGAATATTTTTACTTGCTTTTGCTGTTTCTTTTTCCATTTCCAATAAACCGCCTTCAAGGAGTGAACGTCCACCTTTTCTTTCCTCTGCAGTATTACGTACTTGCGCAGTAATATTGCGTTGATGCTCAAGAGGATCTTCAAGATGTAACATATGCATAACTTCTTGATAAACGTCTTCTGGTAATTTAAAAAGAACCATCTCATTACAAGACACACAGCCTTCAAACTTGCCTGAGCTCATCTTGCCTAGTCCTTCAAAGCCTAATCCTAATTCTCCGGCTTTAACTGGCTCATAACCTAATGCCATACGTTTGTCGATACTGTCATATGTGTTGGTTGTTGACAACCAGCACAAGTGCATTCCAGGAATTGCGTTCGCAGGAATGTCAGGCAGTGCACTATTTGCCCATTTGTCTCTGAACGCATCAATACGTTCGCGACGTGCGATATCATTTGGATCGGCAGCATTTGCACGATCTTTTACTTCTTGAGCACGATCAATTAAACGATCGTCTAAATCTCTTTTAATTCTAGTATTAGCCATTTGTATTATCCTTT